GGTATTAGTGGTACTCGTACATTAACGTTTGAATTATATTCATTGGATATTCCTAAGTTATCAGATGCCTCACCATTACAAATCAAATCAAATACAGAACAATATATTTACGATTTGATTGCTTACTTTAACTTAGGTTCAGGACAACAGAGTGAATTTATTACATTACAAAATATTACTCCAGTTGATGAAGCATTTAATGATAGAGCATACGGGTGGGTTGGTGTTCTAAATTATACTGATATTGCAATACTTGATTACTGCGCATTCCCTGATTTACCGTGAGTTTAATACCTGTAGAATACTTAGCTACTACTGAAGAGCTAACTAAGATAGCTAATTCCTATAAGGAAGAGGCTATTATCAAGTTAACTGAAAATGGTAGTAATGTTACAGGTAAATTAGCTGCTTCTATTAGAGTACAACCTGCACGTGTTGAACCTGATAGAATTGTTATTCCAGTCACTATGTTAAAATATGGTGATTATGTTGATGATGGAGCAGAACGAGGTAGAGGAAAACAACCACCAGTACAAGATATAATACGTTGGGTTCAACAAAAAAGAATATCAGTACCAAAACAATTTAAATCAGTAGACCAATTTGCTTGGGCTATTGCTTATAATATAGGAAAATCAGGTCAACGTTTTAAACGTGCAAGACCATTTATTGAACCAGCATTAAATACTGTAAGACAGCAATATGTTGACAGTGGTAGATTAGCTGAAGCAGTAGCAATAGATTTAGATAGAAATATACAGTTAAACATTAATAATACGCCTGGACTAATAGGTAATTAAGATGGCAATTACAATACAACAACAACCAACCTCACCTGGAATGACAAATAGTGATTATTTGTTTGAGGTATCTTCTAACCAATCAACTCAACCACAATTCCAGTTTATAGCAGATTTGACTTATAGTGGTTCTTCTACAGTATTACAGAGAATCAAACAACAACCAAATCCATCAGCTTATGGTGTTTTTAATTTTGGTCAAATCATTGCTTCATACTTAGCAGAAGATAATACTTGGAAGGCTGCTCCATTTACAACTGCATCTCAAGTAGCAAAACGTTTCCAAGTTAAATTTGGTGAAGAATATGGTACATCACTTTCTTCATCTGTCAATGTTTATAATGGTATTACTAATGCTACAACTGGTTCTCCAGCATTAACTGGTTCAGCTTATTATTATGTTGTAGATGGTTTAGTAGAACCTTACGATGCTGTGAATTGGAATTTCCCATCAGCATCTTATTACACTGCTTCTGCTGTTTCTACATCTACTACGTTTAATAAAAATCACGCGTTAACTAACGCTCCCCTTACCCAAAGCATACAAGACGGTGAATACGCAACGTTATCGCTTATAAATGGGAATTTCAACGGAAGTACTACGGCAGCTCAAGACATATATGAGGTAGAAGTTACAGTATATGATGCTTCTAATAATGAGTTAGATCAATATAATTTATCAAATATTGCCTCTAATGGAGGTGGTCCTCGTACAGCAACTACTCAAGTATGGAGTGCTGTAGCAGCTTCTCAAACATCTGGTTCTCAGTTAATTACAGTAGGAATTGGTCCTCAAAACTTAACTGATGATGGTAACAGTTTAGATCCAAGTTGGTCTTATTATACAGTTAGAGCATTAGGACAACAAGCATCTAATACAGTAAATAATTCTGGTAGTTATGCTTCATTTACTTATGTTAAGCAAGGAGCACAATGTGGGTATGATGGTGTTAGATTTGCTTGGAAAAACGAATTTGGTGTATGGGATTATTACACATTCACTTTACAGAGTGATTCTTCATTTGATATTGAAAGAAATTCATTTGGTAAATCATTCGTTGATTACTCAACTACCTCTACTACAGTCGCATACAATCGTGAACGTCGTGGAACTACGCAATTTTACAACGGATTAACACAAGTAAAGACAGCAAACAGTAATTGGTTAACTCAAGCAGAGGCTGATTGGTTAAGGGAGTTATTTTTCAGTGCTAATGTTTACCAACAAGTAGATGGTGATTTCTTCCCACTTGCTATTACTTCAGCTACATTAGTAGAAAAAACAAACCCACGTACACAAAAAGTATTCCAGTATCAAATCGAATTTGAACCTGCTAATCAATTAAGACCAAGAATCTAATATGGTAATTTTACGCGCTACAAACGATAACGGAACAGTAGTTGATTTAGATGTTTTAGAATCAGATCAGCCCATATTGTTAGACATCTCAGCTATTGAGAATGCTACAATTGGTGATGTATTTGGAGTTTCATCTCAAACATTTAGCTTACCTGGAACGGATAAAAATAATGCTTTCTTTGGTAACCTATTTAATTTAGGTGCTACACCTTCAGTAGCATTACAAGATTCTATTCCTTGTCAAGTTTTAACAGATGGTCAAGCAGTATTTACAGGTAGACTTTATATTACTGATATTATAACTGATCAAAAAGGATACACAACATATCAGGTTAATATTGTAAACGAGACAGTTGATTTTAAATTCATTTTAACTGATACTTATTTAGCTGAATTAGATTGGTCAGCTTATAACCACACTTACAATTATGGTAATATTACTGGTTCTTGGGATGGTAATATTGCTAATGGAGATATTGTTTATCCAAACGTAGATTATGGTAGAGCAGAAGGAGATACAACTGCTCCAACTTATGCTTTCTCAAATAATCCAAGTTCAGTAACATTTGATAATAGTACTTTACCTCTACGAGTACAAGATTTTAAACCTGCTATTAGAGTAAGAGCGGTTTTAGATACTATATTTTCTCAAACTGATTACGAGTATACTTCCTCATTTATTGATTCAGCTTATTTTAGTAATTTATATCTGTTAACTACTCCAAGTGATGCTATTGGTGTTCAAAATGAGAATCCTACTACAGGTAGTTTCTATGTTTATAGAGAAACATCAAATCAGGTATTTAATGCCTTAACTGATACATTAATTAATTTTAATACTGAATCATTTGATGATTTTAATCGTTACGATCTGATAAATGATGAATACACAACTTATGCTGCTGGTCAGTATGGTTTTACTGTAGCGTTTACTTTTAGTATTTCAAATTACGATTTAGATAATCGTTTAAGATTCTTTGTTACCCTACAAGATGATTTAGGTGCTCAAATTTTAGGTAGAACATTTGTTGATCCTCCTCAATCAGGACAATTAATTGCTCCTTTCCCATTAGTAAGTTTAGCAGCAGGTAGAAAGGTAAAAGCATATATTGAATTAGGTACAGATGATGGTAGTGAGGTAGTAACAATAGGTCCAGGACAAAATGCTACTTACTTTACTCTATATTCAGCACCTAAAAGTGTATTTAATACTAATGTTGATATGGCAGAACAATTCCCTGCTGATCTAAAAGCATTAGATTTTCTACAAGGTTTAATTGAGAAATTTAACTTAGTAATTGAACCTGTTCCTGGTACTCGTAATGTACTTAGGATAGAACCATTCCAAGATTGGATAGATCAAGGTGCTCAAAAAGACTGGACTAATAAAGTAGATAGAAGTCAACGTTATAAAATTCTTCACCCTATTACTGAACAACCTAAGGAAATTCTATTTAGTGATGAAGAAGACGATGATTCTATAAACCAATACACTATAGAGAGATTTGGTGGTAACGTTTACGGAACATACAAATACACTAATGAATCAGACTTAGCAGTAGGTGAAAGAAAAATAGGAACTACATTTGCTGCTACTCCAGTAAAGAATATTCCTAACTCTACTGACTTTATTATTCCAATGCTCCATAAAAGAGAGCCAGGACAAGAACCAAAACCATTTGCTTTTAAACCTCGTTTGTTATATGCTAATGGTAAAAAAACAGTACCTGCAGATGCCTTTGGTGGTTCATTAGGAACTAATGGAGCACCACCTCGTGGTATTGTTAGAGGTAGATACTTCTTTAATGACGGAGAAGGAACAATTCACGCTGTTACTTCTTGGTTCCAAATGACAACTTATGAGTCATTACCTACTTCTAATACCTCACGTGACTTACATTTTGGTAATAGAAAAAATCCTGGATTCTGGCCTTACTTCCAAACCAACGTAAATGGATATACTGCAAATTCTGCATACCATTATTACTGGGAGACTTATATTAACTCACTTTACGACATTGATGCTCGTAAATTAGTTTGTAATGTATTCTTAGAGCCAAATGAAATCCAAAATATTGCTCTAAATGATAAGTACTTTATTGATGGTGCTTACTATCGTATTAACAAAATTTCAGGTGCTAACCTAACTTACAGAGACACAGTTGAGGTAGAGTTAATTAAACAACTTAATCGTAAATTAATTTATCCTCGTAGACGAGTACTTGACATTTTAAATGATAGATTTGTTGATATTCAAGTTAGAGAAGAAGCTGAAACTGGTAGAGTAGTTTATCAGGATTATGATGGGGGTCAAACTGTAACTGATTTTGGTTTAATAAAACAAGCATCTACTAAAGATGGTTACACAGTATATAATCAATCAGGTACAGGTAGTGTTGCTTGGAATACAATAGCTGCTTCAAATATCCCATTAGATAGACAAGTAAGTGCAGGTAATGAGGTAGACCAAGTTGTTGCACGTGTAAATGTAAATGGTACATTCAACAAGGTAGAACAAAACGTAACCGATTCAAATGTATTAGGTACAAACAATACTATTGCTGCTTTTACTGATACTGCTTTAGTATCTGGATTTGATAA